TCTTAATCTATTATCACATAGCCATTTAGAATATCCATCAAGAACTTCTGGATTTAATCCTAATAAATTACCTTTGCTGAATAAGTATTGTGACCATTCGCATTCATTTTTTGCAGCTTGTTCATAAAAAGCGTATATTTTATCTTCGCTTTTCTTAACGATAGAAGTAAAACCTTCTTTGTCTTCATCTCTTAAAATTTTTAGTAAGTTTTGACTGACGGCAAAATGAAGAGCTTCATCTCTTTGAATAAATTTAATAATTTTAGAATTACCTTCCATCTTACCGCGATATCCAAAATAAAAAGAACAAGCAAAAGAAACGTAAAACACAAGCCCTTCCATAACATTGATAGAAAGGATAGCATCAAAAATCTTTTGTTTAGGATCTTTTTTCTCATCATCTCCAAGAATTTTATCAAAATTATTTCTAATTAACTCAGCACGACTTGTGATTTCTTTATCTTCCATAATACTATCAAAGAATTTTGTAGCATCTGGATAAACATTATTCAATAGATAAGAATAAGAGTAACTATGAATACCTTCAAACTGAGCCCAAGTATTCATGCAAATTTCAAGTTCAGGATTACTCACATAATCTTTAAGCGAATGAATACTTCTAGAAAGCATACTATCACCAAGAGTTTGAAATCTTAAATTGCTATCAAATACAAATCTTTCTGTATCGGTTAAATTTTTATAATCGCTTCTATCTTTACCAAGAGCAATTTCATGAGGCCACCAAAAATTTTCATTTTGTTTTTTAAACAACTCGAAAAATACTGGATACTTAAAACGATCATATCTTTGAAGATTAAGATCTTCTCCAAGAAATAATGGTTGTTTAGTAGTATCTACGTTTTTAAAATTTAATACTGTTTTCATGGACTATAGCTTACACGCACCGCTAGAACAATCTGTATCTTCTTTTTGATTAAGTGATTGTTCTTTATCTCCATCATCTGTGTTATTATAGTACAAGCTAATTAAACCAAGACTATAAGCATAAATTAATTCTTTCATGACTTTTGCATCTGGTAATATATTGTTTTCATAGTGACTATAATTGTAGTATACATTAGTTGATATCGCCATGTCAATATATTTCTGAATCACTGCATTAATTTTGAGCAATCCAGTATTATCTTTTAATTCGTAAGCTAGTTCATAATTTTCATCGTATTTGCCAATTCCTGGAACCATAACTGGAAGTTTTCCCATTTTACTTGTTTTGTAAGTAATAAGACTACGAATTGGTTCTACTCCATTAGTAGAAGATTGAATAACAGAGCTACTCTCACAAGGCATACAAGAAGAAAGAGTCGAATGTCTTAATCCAAATTCTTTAATATCTTTTCTTAGCTTCTCCCAATCGAGTGATAATTTTCTTTTGCAAATTTCATCTACTTTATCTTTATATGTATCAATTGGTAATATACCTTCAGAATATTTTGTATGATCAAACTTCTCACATCTGCCTTTTTCTTTAGCTAATTCCAAGCTACTACTTAACAGATAATATTGAAAATGTTCCATCCATTCATCAATAACTGATAATGATTTATCATTTGAATATTTTAATTCATTCTTAGCAAGGAAAGCGGCTAGATTAGTAATTCCAATACCAAGACTTCTACGTTTTTTAGCAAAATTCTCAGCAGCAATATTAAAATAGTCTTGAAGATCAATGATTTCTTCTAGAAATCTTACGATAAGATCGCAGGTCTTTTCAAGATCTTGCCAGTTTTTAATTTCTAACATATTTACTGCTGAAAGAATACACATTCCGATTTCACCATCTTTATCATTATAATCATTTAAAGGAATAGTAGGATGAATGACCTCAGTACAAAGATTACTCATGGTTACTTTATCTGACCAAGCTCCATGTTCATTAGCATGATCTACGTTGAGAATATAAATGCGACCAGTTTCAACTCTTTCTTTGACTATAAGAGAAAATAATTTGCGAGCAGATACTTTCTTTTTTAGCTTTAATTTTTTAGATTCACATTCTTTGTACACTTTATCAAAATCTTTAGTTCCCCATGCTTCATAAAGTTCTGGAACTTCTGAATTATTGAATAGAGTAATATCTTCATCTTTTAATACTCTATCATAAAATAGTTTACTCATGCCAACAGTATAATCAAGTTTGCGAACTCTGTTATCATCTGTTCCAGCGTTATTCTTTAAAACAATAATATCTTCAATTTCATAATGCCACCATTGAATATTGCAAGTTGCACTACCACCTCTCAATCCATTCTGTTGCCAAGCCTTTACGCTACTTTCATAGATTTTTAAAAATGGAATTAAACCAGTATGAACAACTTCTCCGTTTTTAATTGGAGAACCAATAGCTCTAATTTTACTTACATCAATTCCAATACCACATCTATTAGCAGTAGCCATACTAACAGCAGTAGCACTAGCTGTAATACTTTCCCTTGTATCATCTACTCCAATCAAACAACAGCTAGCGTAATTTCTACTACTTGTTCTTACTCCAGCCATTACTGGTGTTGGAAGATTAATTTTATGCTTACTAATAGCGTCATAAAACTTTCTTACATAGTTTACCCTTGTTTCTATTGGATAATTTATAAAAGCATAAGCAGATATTAATAAATAAGCAAATTGCGGAGTCTCATAAATTACTCCAGTTGTTCTGTTCTTGATTAAATACTTATCACATAATTGTTTAATTCCAGCATAAGTAAAAACAAAATCTCTTTCATGGTCAATAAATTCGCCCATCTTATTGATTTCGTCTTCGGTATATTTTTCTAGGATAACTGGATCATAAATTTTATTTTTTATAGCATTTTGTATAAATTCTATTAGTCGTGGTGCATGTTTACCTTTCCATACATCTTTACGCAATTGGTAGTTGAGTAATCTACTTGCTACATATTGATAGTTTGGATTTTCGATACTAATTAAATTTGCTGCACTTTCAATAATAAGTTTATGAATTTCTTCGGTAGAAACTCCTTCGTGCATATTGATTTTAGCATTGATTTCAATATCTGTGAGACTTACGCCAGATAACCCATCAATTGCCCACTTTATTACTTTATTGATTTTTTCTATATCAAATTTTTCAGAACTTCCATTACGTTTTTTAACTAAAATATTTTTATTCATATCAAGAGACTAGATTCTATATTACATCATTCTTAACAGATATAAAAGGAAAAAATTACCTATTTGTGAATAAAATTTACATTTGATATATTCTTGTGTAAGGGTTGGTATATTTTTTATTGAGTTTTAAATATAAAGTATTTATAGGTGTAATAAGTATTATGGCAAGAACACTCCAAGTAGAAAGCATTAATAGTTCATCTACAGGTTTAGATTTACAAACTCTAGGCGCTAGTAGATTATTTATAAATAATAGTGGATATGTTGGTATTGGTTTAGGTGCAGTGAGTCCCTTATCTCCACTAAATATAGGATTTTCAAATACAGCTCTTCCAACAACTGGAGGAGGTTCAATCATACAATTGTTAAACACAGATACAACTACTTCTTCTACAAGTTCTATAATATTTGCTGGATATGACGCTGGAGGAACAAACAGGCATGGCGCTGCAATTTCTTGGATAAAAACAGGATCTTGGACATCTGGTGGAAATAATTATGGTTCAGCTTTAATTTTTTCAACAAGAGCTGATGCTGGTAATACTGTTGAATACGTTCGTATAACATCTTCTGGAAATGTTGGGATTGGGACTGCGAGTCCATCCAGTCAGCTTCATATCAATCAATCAACAGCCGCAACTATTAGATTACAGTCATCATCCAATACTTGTTTTGTTGAAGGAAATAATAGTTACTTAGACCTACACGGAGGAAGTCAAGCAATAAGAATGGTTACTGGATCCGCAGAACGCCTCCGCATTGATTCTAGTGGAAATGTTGGCGTGGGAACTACGAGTCCAACCGCAAATCTTCACGTTGTAAAATCAACATCTCAAACAGATATTGATTCGGGAACGCAAGTTGTTTCAATTACAAACACAGCATCAGACACAAGTGGTAATCTTACGGGAATTAGGCTTAGGCAAGACAATGGAACAAATGTGGCTAATGGCTATATTGGATTATCAAGCACAGGAAGTGTCGCAACAAGAGCTAACCTAATTATAGCAACTCCAAATACATCTGGAAACTCAACAGAACGCCTCCGCATTGATTCGAGTGGGCAGGTTGGAATTGGTGCAAGTCCAATAGATCAACTTACTATAGGGGGAACAGGAAGAATAAGTTTATTAGGTAATGTTACTGCAGATAATACTGCTGGAATTTACTTTCACACAGTTGGAGAAACAAATTATGCAATACATAGAACAACTGGAGCATGGACAGCTAGCGCATATCAGCAATTAAGAATGAGTTTTTCTACGGGTATAGTGTTAGATGGTGGAACAGGTCATGATAAAAGCTTTGTTAGAGTTGATGGAACTGGAATAAGAGTAGCAACAGGAAATATTGGAATTGGAACAACAACAAAAGCTTTAAGTTATAAATTAGATGTATATGGTACTAGTTATTCTGATTGTTTTAGAATAGCTAGCAGCGGAGCTAGTTCTGGAATAGACTTTTTTGATACTTCTTCTGGATCGTTAGCAAGAAAAGGAATTATATATACAAATAGTGAAGGAATTGGTATTTTAAATTCTGCTGCTTCTTGGGCATTAAGAGTTAATCAGGGAACAACTAATGTAGTAATTCCTACTGGAAGTCTTGCAGTTGGTCAAGATATTATAACAAATGCAAATTATGGTTATGGACATGTTGGAGTATATTCTGATACTAGATTCCAATCTGTTTTTGCTATGGGTACAGCATATACTATGAAAGCAGATGGAAGTAGTTTAACCGCTGGTGCTGGAGGTAATAATTTTTATGGCATAGCTTGGTCTCATCCAAATGTTGGTGGACAAGGAGCAAATTTAACAGATCATGGCATGTTGATAGTTAGTAATGGAACTACTAAAACAGCTATATCTTCTAGCATATGGTGTACTGGTAATATTACTGCTTACTCTGACGAAAGAGTAAAAACAAATTGGCGTAATTTTGACAACAATTTTATAGAAAAATTAGCTAAAGTTAAGAGCGGAATTTTTGATAGAACAGATATGAGTGAAAAAGAAAATGGATTTAAAACCCAAGTTGGAGTATCTGCTCAAAGCTTAAAAGAAGTTATTCCTGATGCTGTAACATGCAACTCAGAAGGTATGCTTTCTGTTTCTTATGGCAATGCAGCAATGGCATCTTGTGTAGAATTAGCAAAAGAAATATTGAAATTAAAAGAAGAAATAGCTAAAATAAAAGAGAATAAATAATTTATGCCTCTTCCGTCGTCTCCAAATCCAATTAGCTTAGGTCAAGTCAATACAGAGCTTATTAGATCTGCAACAGCTTCGATTAATATGAATGATACTGATTTAAGAACTTTATTTGGTAGGGCTGGTTCTGCAACATCTATCTCTATGAGTCATGGTCATGGAAAAGCTTGGGGATTTTTTACTAGATTTTTGATAGTTGGAGGTGGAGGTGGTGGTTCTTCGGGTTATGCTGAACAAAATTGTGGTGGTTGTGGATGTTATAATAGGTGGGGTGGAGGAGGCGGAGGAGGCGGAGGACTTATACATAGAACTAGTGATTTGTTATTTTATGGTACAACATATAATATTACTGTTGGCGGTGGTGGTGGGAATGCAACTAGCGGTGGGAATACATCTGCTTTTGGTTATACAGCCATAGGTGGAGGAGGTGCTGGTCAATGGGGCGCAGGATCCAGTGGAGGATCTGGAGGAGGTGGGGGAGGTGGATCATCACATGGTGGTAGCAGTGATGGTGCAGGAGGAGCCGCAACCAGTGGACAAGGCAATATTGGTGGCACTGGTAGTTCTGGAGGTCAAACTGGAGGTGGAGGTGGAGGTGCTGGTTCAGCAGGAAGTGGCACAAGTGGCGGCGCAGGTTTAGCTAATAATATAACTGGATCATCGTTAACGTATTCTCCTGGAGGTGGAGGAGGTGGGCCTAGTAGTGCATCTGGAGCAAGCGGAGGTGGATCATATGGATCTGGAGGTGGAGGAGGTGGCCACGGAAATCCTGGTTGTGGCAGTACGGGAATTGGAGGTGCTGGTGGACAAAGTGGTGTTGTTATAGTTAGATTATCATCGTCTGTTAGCGTGACCACAACAGGAACAGTTTCATCTGCTATAAGCGGTTCAGATAGAGTTTATACATTTACAGGTGATGGAACTTTCAGATTAAACAGTTAATTTAATTAAACTTTACTATTTCTTAGAATACTAGCAATATAAGAGTCTACTTGGTGATTCTCTGCAATTTCTAAAACTTCATTTATATTTTCTTTATTTTTATCAATTGGATTCTCAACATAACTAGCAGCACTCTCGATCCATTTTGTAGAATCTTCATTAGACACAATCATTTTAGAAATATCATTTACAATAGTCTTCTGTTGTTTATTTAATTTTTTGATCTTGAATTTTTCTTTAATTAAATCTGATACATGATCTTCTAACTTAGATGCAAGAACAAAATTCTCTCCAACTTTTTTAGCACTAAATTCTGCTTTAGATTGTTTACCAGTACCAATAGGACTTACATTTTTTGTTGCTTGAGGCGTTCCATTAGTGCCAGTTGGTCTTCCACCACCTTGTTGATTTCCACCAATAACAGGAAGATAATATCCTTGATCTCTTAGTTCTTTGTATTTCTTTTGGCTTTCAATAGAAGATTCTGCATCTGGTAATCTACCACTCTCAATAGCTTTGAGACCTTCTTCTGGAGTTAATATTCCAAGTTCCATTAATCTATTATATACTCTAGAATATTGAATATCATCTTTCAAGTCAATGTCCTCGAAGAATGGTGTTGGATAATTTTTAAATCCAAGACTTTTACTCATTCTAATAATTTCTGGAGCAAGAAACTCATTAATGAATGCTTCTCTTGCTTGTTTTAATCTTTCAATAAATACTTGAACTTTTATACTTGTATTAGCAAATTTTTCACTTCCAATAAGAATATTATTTAATCCAATTTGAATATCTCTATCTATAACTTCGTATTTCTTGGGATCAAGAAGATCTGCAATTGGAGGAACAACGAATTCAGCTTTTGTTGTATAGTCTGCGATCAGAACTCTTCCAACACTTTCGTTTTGGAATAGAGCTTGCATAGCCTCAAGATTCTTTTGATTAATACCACCTTTTTCTGGGTCTGTCCCCATAGTGATAAGAAGAATTGCTTGTTGCATTGTTCTTGCGATTGCCATATCCATTTTACGCATTTCAGCTTTAGCGTTAATGTCTTCAAGAACTGGAAATCCCATTGGTACAGAAAATGGCTCGTAATCTTGCTTCTTGTAAAATACAGCTACTAGTCTATGAGAATCTAATGGCATAATTGCAACATTAGTTTTCTTTTGAATATTGTCTTTTACTTCTTGAGGCAATGATTCGTATACTTCCTTATCTTCTTCTGTTCTTGGGCTACGAAGTCTTTCTAGCTCATAATCACTTAATACTTTATAAAATTTATTAGTTACAAAGCTAATATTACCACCGATTTGAATATCAGCTGGATTAATAATTATATATCTAGATGGAAGAGTAACAGAAGCGGCTTTGCTAATACCAAATGTTTGGGTAATTTTAATTAGATCATCTTCTTTAATATTAGTATCAAATCTATACATGAATACATTGCCAGAACGATAATACTCTCTAAAAAACTTATCTTGAAAACTCCAAAGATTAATTTTATTGAATAAAGCCTCAAAAAAATCTCTGCTCTTTTGACTGCCACCCTTAAAGTAAATTTTACTAGAACTAAATTCAGTCATCAAATCTACTGTATTTCTAAATATTGCAAAATTATAATAAGCTTTTTGACATAAAATAACTGCATCCCTAACATCCATATTAGAAGAACTGTAAACGCTTGTAGAGGATCGATTAAATGGGATTAATCCATTTGTAATATTAGCGTACTTATCTGTTCTTTCTACAGTAGCAGATCTATTTCTTCTGAGCTTATCAGAAGCTTTAATTTCTTTCATTCCTGCCACAGCCATCAAAGGTTCACTAGTTGTGAAGTTTGTTAATTTTTCGTCTTTTTGAAGTTTTTTAGCCATTTTTGTTTATTTTTAAATATTACACCTATTTTAACATTATAGGCGTAAATGTATCATTTTCCACTTTATTCTCAATCTTAATCATATCATAGTATATCTTACTAGCCCAATTGCCAAGCATAAGAGCAGTATATCTATCTTTTCTAGCCCTGCTAGAGCTAGTGTTTCTTTTTAAGTGTTGTGGCAAGTCAAATGACTGAAGCCCTCGACTAGTGCTTTTGACCTCGATCAAACTACATTCCTTTTTTGTTCCATAAATCATATCATCTTGATTCTCAATAAAATCAATTAAATTATCAAATCCAGTATTCTCTATGTTAATATTACTGCCAGTTATTCTACCAAAGGAATCTCCATTTGCAGATATTCTACTAGCAAACCATATCTTCTTATGATCTATACTTGCTTGAAGATATTCATTTCCTTTACGAATAAACTCTGTAGTAAACACTTGCTTAAAGCAAATTCTTTTTGTTTCTTTATTGTATTGTCTTTTTGCATCTTTTAACATTAGGTCATACTCCATTCCTTCGGCATCTGAATTAACATCGAAAAATTTAAGGTCAATTCCAGACTTTCTAAATAATTCATTTTCATTTGCAGAATCAATGAATTGATATCCAGCGTTATCAATAATAATCATTTCTACATTAAAATTAGTTAATAGATAATGAAAGTATAATATATGATCTTTAAGATCTCCACCAGCTACAGCATAAGAATGAACTATAATACAATCTTTCTTTTCATCATCAATTTCAAGAATACTCATAGCAAAATAATCTGAACTTGGACTATTACTAAAACTAGGATCAATTGCTAGTATATATTTTTTATCTTTATCTCCATATATTTTAGAAGTTGGATTTTCCCCATCTTTAATTGTACATTCATGCATTTTTTTTGCGGAGAAATAACTATCACTTCCATCTGTAAATTGAGCACAATATTCTCGCAAGAAACCGCTATGACTCAATCCACCAGCTTGAGCCTCTTCAATAATAGTCTTGTCAACCATTTCTTCTGGCAAAGATTCATATCCCATTTGACTTACAAAATATGTAGCATCTCTAACTGCCTCATCAGAATAAATATTACCAACCCATTCTTGATAGGTTTTATAAAGATTTTCAAATGTATAACTAGCAGAAGACAGAGCGATCATTTTTGATTTATTTGGAAATATCATTCTTTCATCTTCTTTCATCAAACCTTCAGCAATTAGTTTATCTTCCATTTCTCGGATTTGAATACGTTCTTTCATGTTTTGAGGAGCAACTAAGAACGGCATAAGAACATTTTTAATAATTTCTTCTGGTATAAGTAAAAACTCATCAAGAACAAGAACATTAGCACGAAAACCTCGAACCTTTTCACCATTAAGAGGAATAGCTACAATGTTTCCACCATTAATCTCCCATTCAAATAAGTCATTTCTTTTGCTCTTAACTCCAAAAGCTTGTTGAAGCAATTGAGCTTCTTTACTATTTACTAACTTTTCTAAATTTGTAAAAATATTTCTAGCAGTTCTAAAAGTTGGTCCAGCAATTAATATCTTAGAATTTGGTTCAAATATACATTGCAAGAAAATATAAACACTCGCTATAAATGATTTAGAACAACCTCGACCCCAAACACACATATTAAAATTACGATTAAAGAATCCTTTTAATGTTACTTCTTGGTATGGAGCTAGTTTAATTCCACTAATTAATTCTGTAGTCAAGCCTAAATTTGCTCTTAAGAATTTAGCTAAACTTATCTTAGCTTCTTTGTCGAGCATTGTACCTTCAATTTTTAATAATTCTTTATTGAAGTCAACCAAATCTTTCTTATATTTGTCGTTACAATACCACATACTAGATTATACCCTTATCAACAAGTAATTGCAAATCATATTTCTTATGGATACAATTACCAGTTAAAATTTTTATTAATAGCTCTGAAGTTCTTTTTCTGCCATCAGCAAAAACAAATTGAATATTATCATACTTTTGGCATAATTCTCGAACTCTATGAAATATAAACTCTGGAGTAGCTTTAATCTTTTTTGAAATATGAGGCAAGTAATTAAAAGAAAGTGCATCATTGATTGACTCTTCGATTAATACTACTAGATAGTAATTAGCGTTTTTTGCTCGTTCTATTTCATTATTAAATCGATCATAGCCAGCACTCATTGTGCCAATAAAGTCTGATAAGTTTTTTCTTTCAATTGCTGTAAAACAACACTTTTGCAAATCATTCAAAGTATAATCTCCAAAATCTAGTTTAGCCACTTGCTGTTGATATTTAAATCTAAGAGGATTCTGTTCTCTAGTGTCAACCATTATTTGATAATCTTCAGATTCTTCAAAATTAAACTGCTCTCCCCTGTAAGATTCAAATTTTTTCTTAAGACCTATAGATTCGCATATACTATAATAATCTAATTTATACTTATCAAATGTAACAATTGATGGCATTATTAAAGATCTTAGCTCAACTTGAGTTGGAGCATATACAAGATTCTTGTGTTCTTTTCTTTTACTCAATAAGCCAGTAAGAAATGGTTCTAATTTGTTTTGATCTAAATTTTTAACATATGCTTTTAAATTATTTTTATTATTAAAGTCGTCAGTAAAGTATTGATCTTTATTTTTAAAGTTGATCATTTCTCCAGAATGTAGATCATATCTTGGAAAATGCTTCTGATAATAAGTAGCCGTATTTATTTTATGAGCTTTTAAGTGCAGATGTAAGAATTTATCTGCAGCGAATAATTGATTACAAATTTTGCATTCAACTTGCATCTCATCCATTCAAGACTTCATCTTTTGATAAGCCTAAAATTCTAGCTTTGATTTCATCAATAGTGCTTAATCTTTCGACTTCTTTTGATAAAAGTTCTTTTCTCATTTCAGCTAATCTTATCATTTCTTTACGACTCTCTTCTTCTTTCCATAATTCAACAAGATTTAATATAGAGGCATTTTCTTTAACTTGTTTACTTAGTCGATCACTTCTCTTAACCTTTAAATCTTGAAGTAATTTTTGCTGTCTACTTACAGATTGATTGTATTCATTTCTAGAAGTACTAATAGCTTCTACAAGAGACATCGAAATCTTTTCTCCAGCCTCTACATTACCATCCATTTGCATTTGTAATGCTTGAATTGTTTCTTGAATATTAGAAGAGATTACAACTTCTGTAGCGAGTACAATATATTGATCAACTTCCTCTTGAGTTAAGTCATTCTTATCATAAGTATATCTGATGAAACTACTCTCAAAAAGCTCTCTTTCTTTTTCGTCTTGATATGTATTAATTTGATGTAAAAATCTATAAGTATGCAAGTATCCAATGATAGCTTGTATATCTCTTTTTTGTTTTCCAGTTAACTTTGTTTCATCAATTCCTTCATGAACATATCTATTGATTCTAGACAAGCATCTAGTAAAAGTTGTTGGTGGTTTGTAATCTCCTTCTGGAATATTATTAGGATTACTATATACCACTTTCGTATCAAGTGTCTTGATGTATTCACCAACGCTTCTAGTCTCTTGGTTTAAATTTGTTAAATCATTATTTTTAAATATGATCTTAGCTATTTCAACAGAAGTCATTGTTGAACAATTATTACTAATATATTCTTTTTGTTCTTCTGTTAGTTCTATTAATCCTTTGGCTTCATATTCATGACTTTTCTTAGGTATAATTTGTCTAGATGCCAAATAATTTTTAATTGCTTTACCTTCTTGACTTCTGCCATCAAATCCTTCTCCGAAGATTAACTTAGTTAATTCAGCTAATGAAGGCGGATTAGATGGTCTTGAATTCCATTCTTCAAGAATCTTCTTCTTTTGATCGTCTGTTAGTTCTATATTTGTCATAATATATCTACATCATCACTATAGAGATATTTTCTTACCTTTACGATAATAGATTTTTTAATATTTTGTACTTGCTTATAACCTGGAGCACGATTCTTTTCGCTAGTTTTGTATCCCATACTTGCTGCAACTTGATCTTCATCTTTATGATCTATATAAAGTAGTTGATAAACTTTCCATTCGGTTGGCTTAAGTACCTGTTGCATTTTCTTATGGATATTGTTAGCACTTTTTTCTATATCAATTTTGCCATCTTCCATTTCATGCACTTCTTTTGTATGATTCTCTAAAGCTAAAGGCAATTTTGTATCATGGGCATTTTTTTTATTCTTTTCCCAAGCAGCATATAATGGGCAAGAATTACATTGCTTACCATAGATATTACAATGATCTTCATCCTCTGCAGCTGCACACTTTAAACAAGGACGAGAGTAATTTCCATAATTATTTCTTATTAAATTCTTAATTTGATTACTAACAATTCTATTAATCCAAGGAGCTAAAGGTTGATCTGGGTCATACATCTTCCATTTCTTATGAATATGTATTCTTAATATTTGAGCTACATCATCAAAATCCATCCAAGCAAGTGAAGTTAAATTCCACTTGTGTTTTCTTTTGTATATTTCAACATTTATTTCTTGAAATTTATTTTCGAATGTTGGCTTTTTCACGAATCATCATCTTCAGCATAATCAGCGCTATCATCATCTGGAGCCTGACTACCCCTACGAAGAGTTCCAGCTTCTTTTTGAAATTGTTTTAAAAATTCTTCTTTTGATGAACTTGATTCATTAGTATCTCTTTGAAAGGCAGGACTTTTCTCACCTTTGGCTAAATTTTTTAATTTTTCACCTTTGGGCTTAGTTACTTCAATATCCCAATTAAGACTAGAAATACTAGGTTTTTGAATTATTTCTATTTCTGGTTCAACCTTTACTTGATTTTGAACTACTTTTCCGCTTGCTAGATTACATCCACATTTCGTGCAGAAATTTGGTTTAACATCTGCATACTGTATTGGATTACCACATGAACTACAATATATTTTTGGCATATTTTAGATTATACAATCTAAATATATTTTTTTCTACTTAATTTTATTTGCGTGTATAAGGTTTTGATTCAGATAACTCTTCAAACTTTTCAATAATATAAGCTAGAATATCATTTCTCATAATATCTTCTGTGCCAAATTTAAAAGTATGTATACCTTTATCTACGCTTTTCTTATTATCAAATAAATTATAAGTGGCTTCAAATCCACTATTCTTAATATCAGACTGACGTATATCTCCAATTAATATCAATTTACTAAATTTACCCATTCTAGTAGTAATTAAAAGAAAATCATGAATACTTAAATTTTGAGCTTCGTCACATATAATATAACTAGCATTAATGCTTAAACCCCTCAAGAATCCAACTGGTAGTCCTTTTACCCTCTCTTGCTTCAAGAGCATTTCTACTTGGTTCTTTGGTAATAATTCATGCAGTTTATCCATCAATGGTTGAAGATAAGGGTCTAATTTACTATGAAGATCTCCTTTTAAGAATCCTAAATTATGAGATGAGCTTTCAACTGGATTACGAACATAGAATATTTCACCTATTTTCTTACTATTAATAGCATTTAAAGCTGCATATACGCTTAATAGACTTTTAGCTGTTCCTGCTGGGCCCTTGCAAAGTACCATTTTAGTATTTTTATCTTGTAATAATTGTATAAATTTCTTCTGATTCTCTGTCCATTGTAATTCGCGAATAGTTAAGAAGCCTTCAATTTTATCTCTTTGAGGAACAGGGACGGACTTATCTTCTTTTTGTTTATGTTTATGTTTTTTAGACATTATACTTTACTCTATGATTTACACAGATTATGAATTAATGTGTAAATAAATTAACGATGGCTTTTCTTAATGCAAATATACCTCCAATCGAATGTTTTGTTCGAGGTAATTATCTAAGAAATCAAGAAGATAGTTTTGATAAAAAATATAAATGTTTGATTTTTGGCG